AGGTGACGCTGACGGCCAAGAAGGTGACGGCCGCCACGATTGTGGCGAACGAGCTTCTGGCCGATTCGGTCATCTCGATCGGTGACTGGGTGGCGGCCGAGCTCGGCCTGTCGCTCGCCAACGCCATCGAGTCGGCTGCGTTCTCGGGCAACCCCGCCAACGCCCCCGGCGTGGCGGGACTCGTGACCAGCCACACGGGCGGTCTCTTGGCCTCCTCGGCTGCCACCTACGCGGCGTCGCTCGTGACGGCTGCCGGTGACACGCCGGACGAGGTGACCAAGGCGAACTTGCTCGCGATGATGGCTGCGGTTCCGCAGCACAGCCGGGCCGGTGCCAAGTGGTACTGCTCGCCGTTCTTCTTCGCGGCCTGCATGCAGAACCTGGATCTCGCCCAGGGCGGTTCGGTCGGCATGACGCAGGGCATGGGCCTCACCTTCCTCGGCAGCCCGGTGGTCCTCACCGACCGCCTGCCGAGCGGTGCAGACTCCACCGGTGCGATCATGGCGCTGTACGGCAACCTTGCCAACAGCTCGATGTACGGCATCCGCCAGGGCATCGAGATCGCGTCCAGCGATCAGGTGAACTTCCTGTCGGAGCAGACGGTCATCAAGGCGTCGGCTCGCGTGGCGATCACGCACCACAGCCTTGGCTCCTCGACCGTCGCCGGGCCGGTCATCGGCCTGGTCGGTGCGTGAGCCTGACGGCTTGACGTGATGTGCAAACTGGGCGGGCCGCTCCACGACGGGGCGGCCCGCTCTCTTTTTACGAGGTCTGCATGATCGTCAAGGTTGGGGGCACTGAGGCCGACGTTCGGGTGGAGGCCATCCTGTCGATGCCGAGGCTGTCTTTCACGGCAAACCACTTCGCATGGGCTCAGGCACTCATGCCGCTGGGGATTCGCCCCACGATGGGCACTGGTGCGTTCTGGAGCCAGGTAAACACCCGCGTGATGGAGCAGTTCATTGATAAGGCGGAATATCTACTGACCATCGACTACGACACCTTTTTCACCCGCGAGGACGTAGAGCACCTCTTCGCGATGGCCATGACGTTTCAGTGCGACGCGCTCACGGGATTGCAGACGAAGCGGGAAGACGGCCGACCGATGCTCACGCTACCGGGCACGCTCGACAACCCGCCCGAGGACGGGAAGACGAGCCTGCCGATGTCGTGGTTCTCCGAGCCGGTGCAGGAGGTGGACACGGCCCACTTCGGGCTGACGGTCATCAGCACTGCCGCCCTGAAGCGGTGCAAAAAGCCTTGGTTCTGGTCGAAGCCCGGCCCTGACGGCTCGTGGAACGAGGGCCGCACCGACGATGACATCTGGTTCTGGCGCAACTGGCGGGAGAGCGGCAACCGCGTCTTCATCACGCCGCGCGTGGTCCTGGGCCACGGTGAGTATGTCGTGACGTGGCCGGGGCAGAACCTCGGCAAGCCCGTGTTTCAGTGGACCACCGAGTTCACGACCAACGGAAAGAAGCCCGAAACTGCATGGAGCGTGCCCCAATGAAGAAACTGAAGATGCTGCGAGCGTTCAGGAACTACCGCCCCGGCCAGGTGGTGGAGATCCCCGGCGGGCTCGCCCAAGAGTTGATCGCCAAGCGGTTCGCGGTGGAGGACCGGCAGCAGGAGTTGATCGAGACGGCCGCCGTCGAGCACGACGTAGAGACGGCCGACGCCACGCCCAAGCGGAGACGCAAGAAGTGAAGTACCGCAGCCTCAGCCGCCAGACGCCGCCCGCCGTGGAGCCCGTGACGCTCTCCGAGGCGAAGGCCCACTGCCGCATCGACGGCAACGCAGACGATGCCTACGTCCAATCCCTCGTGACTTCAGCGCGTGAGTGGTGCGAGCAGTATTTAGACCGCACGCTGGTCTACACGCAGTGGGTGATGCGGTTTGACCGATTCCCCACCTCGGGCATTGAGGCGATGGAGCTGCCCCGCCCGCCGATGGCCGTCGCTGGCACGGCCACGGCTGTGTCGCTCACGTTCACGGCAGACGGCGGCACGACCGGCACCTACGCCGTGGAGCAGTTCCGCGTGGACCGCCAATCGACGCCTGGCACCGTGCTGCCCATCTATGCGGGCACATGGCCGCCGCACCGGATCGACGCCGGGGCGCATGCCGTGACGTGGTGGGCTGGCTACGGAGCCAGCGGCACGGCTGTACCCGCCGCGATCCGCCACGCCATCTTGATGCTCGTGGGCATGTGGTTCGAGCGCCGCATGGCGGCCGACTCCATGAGCGGCGACGAAATCCCGTTCGGCGTGAAGTCGCTTCTCGACTCGCAGCGATGGGGCTCCTACCGATGATCGACCCCGGCAAGCTCCGCGAACGCATCACCGTCCAGGTCGCCAGCGGCAGCACCAATGCCCTGGGCGAGACGGTGCTGGCGTGGAGCGACTCCTCGGCAGTCTGGGCGAGCGTGGAAGGCGTGAGCGCCCGTGAGGCGTTGCTGGCCGGGCAGCAAGAAACGAGCGTCACGCACCGGCTGCGGCTGCGGTATCTGCCGGGCCTTACGCAGCAAATGCGGTTTGCATGGCGTGGCCGCACGCTGGAGATCGTCAGCCTGCTCGAGCACGGCAACCGCAGCGAGCACGAGGCCATTTGCCAGGAGCAGCAGTAAATGGCAAAGCCGAAGCCCGACTCCACGCTCCGCGTCGATATGTACTTCCCCGACATGGAGGAACTGCGGGCCGAGCTCAAAAAGCTGCCGACCAACTTGGCCGCCAAGCACTTCGGTGCGGCGTTGCGGAAGGCGGTTCAGCCGGGGCTCACGGCCCTGCGGCAGGCCACTCCGAAGGGGCCGACTGGCAACCTGCGAAAAAGCATCAAGACGAAGGTGAAGACCTACCCCCGAAACGGCACGGCCGTGGGCTTGGTGGGCTATTCGTGGGGCGGTGAGAACAAGGGCTACCACCAGGGCTTCATCGAGTTCGGCACGAAGGAGCGTAAGACGAAGGGGCCGGTGGCGTCGAGTTTCAAGAAGCGCGGACAGTTCACCATCGCCCGCCCGCGAAAACTCGGCAAGCCACCGAAGAACCTCTTCAGCGCGGCAGGTGACCGCTACGCCGCCCGCTACCGCTCCAGGCTGAAGGTGCAGACGAACCCGAAGTATCCGAAGGCGTTCTTCAAGCGAGCCGCCGCTGGCGAGGTCGTGAAGCTCGGCAAGATGCCAATCGGTGGGCGCACGGGCGTGCCCCCGGTGAAGACGGCCTTCAACCGGGCGAAGCCAGCGATGGAGGCCGAACTGCGCCTGCAACTCGGTGCCCGCATCGAGAAGGCGTGGGCCGAGCTCGAAGGCCGCACGAAGCGCGGTCTCCAGACCACCTACAACTCGTACCGGGAAAAGAAGATCCTCGACCGGCTCTTCGGCTAGAGAGGCCACCCCATGAAATCCCCCGAAGCCGTTCTCCGCAGCGTTCTCGTGACGAACACCGTCACGTCGTCCATCGTGGGCAGCCGCGTCTTCCCGCTCTTGGCCCCGAAGTCGGCGGCCCTGCCGTTCGTCATCTGGCGGCGCTCGGGCATCAGCCGGGAGCACACGCTGGCCGGGCCGATGGGCGTGCCGAACGTAAGCGTGGAAATGCAGTCTTTCGCCACCACCTACGAGGACGTGCGGGAACTCGCTGACCGCGTGCGTCTGGTTCTGGATGGCTACGGGGGGACTTTGAACAATACGGAAGTGAAGCATGTGTCGCTGGAGCAGGAATCCGACGACTTCGTGCAGCTGGCAGGCGGCGACCTTCCGCCGGTGTACCAAGTAACTCAGACCTTTAACGTCCTCTGGCAGGAGACTTAGCAGATGTCAGCAACGCCGCATGATGGATCGGGCACCACGTTCTCGTTCGGTGGCACCGCGTTCACCGTCACGAACATCGTGGTGAGCAACACGGACCCGGCCGCCGACGACACCATTGACGTGTCGCACCTCGGCCTGACCACCGGCAACAGCATCCGCACCATCCAGCGCCCGCTCCAAGGCTCGGCGACCGACACGGGCCGCGAGGTAGTGGTGGACTACCTCGGCACGAACATCATCAAGGACGCCAGCACGGGCACGCTCGCCCTGACTGTCGGCGGCGTGGCAGCGATCAGCACGAATGCCACTGTGGTTTCGTCTACGCTGACGTTTGCGACGAACGACGCCGTGCGGGGCCAGGTCACCTTCAAGGTCGCCCGGTACTAAGCCTGACGGAGGCCCGTCATGGCTAACGAGTGCGCGGGCGTTACGGCTTCGTGGGACTCCACGAACTTCGGCGAGGTCGTGGAGATCAAGGTCAACGCGGGCGGCAGTCTGCCGCTCGCGCGGGCGAGCACCTGGGCATTTGACGCAGGCACTATAGATATTTCGTGCCTGAGCACTGCCAACGTCTCGCTGGCCCAGTACGGCAAGAAGGCCACGCTCGCCATCTCTGGCGGCGGGCTGACCTTCTCCACGAAGGCGATCTGCGAGCGGGTGCAACTCTCGGGCAAGGTCAACGACATCGCACGGTATGCGGTGACGTTCAAAATCACGCCCGAATGAGGACACGCGCATGGCACTGACGGCAGAACAGATCTTGGCAGCGGACGACCTTGGCCTTCTCAAAGTGAACGTGAAGGAGTGGGGCGGCGAGGTCTATATCCGCGTGATGACCGTGGGCGAGCTCGACGCCTACCAGAAGGAATGGGTAGGGAAGAAGGAAGTCGGCGTGGACAACTTTCGCGCCAAGTTCTTGGCCCGCTGCCTGTGCGACCAGGCTGGCCAGCGGCTGTTCAGCGACGAGCAGGTGGAGAAGTTGGCGGCGAAGAGCGCGAAGGTGGTGAGCCGGTTGTTCGACAAGGCCGCCGCCCACAACGCGATCACCGATAAGGACGTAGAGGAACTGGCAAAAAACTAAGCATCCGCCCGACGCGCAGGTTTCTGTTCCGTTTGGCGGGTCATTTGAAGATGACGGTGGGCGAGCTCGAACGGCGCATGTCGGCCGTCGAGTTCGCGGAGTGGTTGGCCTACACGAGGTACTTCGAGGCGTTGCCGGATTCGTGGCGGGAGACGGGATTACTGGCGAGCGCGGTGCTCGCCCCGTATTCGGCCAAGGGCAAGGCACCGCGTGCAGAAGACTTTGTGCCAATCGAAAAACCACCGCAGCATCAGCAGCAGATGGTGGATCAGATCAAGCAGTTGCAGCAGATTTTCAACAGCGGGTGAGCAATGGCGACAGTAATCGGCGTTGGCATGCAGATGACGGCGAACGCCTCTGGCATGACCAAGGGGCTTTCCGACGCCGACAAGGCACTGCAACTGCTTCAGAAGATCGTCGAGCAGAACCAGAAGAGCCTGCAACGGTTCACTGGCGAGGCCGACAAGACCACCCAGCAGCTCGATAAGCTCAACAAGGGCGTGAGCACCCTGAGCACGATCGAGATCGGGCGCGTGCTCGTGGACACGTTCCAGGCTCTCGGCAGTGCGTTTACGAGCGCAGCCCAGAACGTGCTGACGATGGCGGGTAATGTCAGTTCTTCGCTCGACTCGCTTAATGACCTCTCGGCCCGCACGGGCATCGGCGTGGAATCGCTTCAAGGCTATGCCCTCGCCGCGAAGATGGCGGGCGTGGACACGGAAGCCTTCGGCGTGGCGGTTCAGAAGTTGGCCGTGAACATCGGCAAGGCGACGCCTGGCGATGCGATGGACAAGGCGCTCCGTGGCATCAACCTGAGCGTGGCCGAGTTGCGGATGCTGGCCCCCGAGCAGCAGTTCTCCGTGATCGGGGATGCCATTGCCCAGTTGCCAACGGTCGCCGAGCGGGCGGCAGTGGCGGTGCAGGTTTTCGGCAAGCAGGGGGCGGCCCTGGCTCCGCTGTTCCGCGAAGGGGCGGCCAGCATCGACGAACTGCGGGAGCGTGCCGAGCGGCTGGGCATCATCGTCAGCGAAACGCAGATCAACAACGTGGCCGACATGAACGACGCCTTCGACCTCGTGAGTGCCACAATCAACGGCATCATCGGGCAGGTGATTGGCAACCTGGCCCCGGCGGTCACGGACGTGACGAACCAGTTCCTGCGATTCGTGGAGGAGTGGAGCGGGGCGCAGGGCGAAGGCGGCACGGGGATCGCCAACGCGATCACGGACGTGCTCTTGCAAGGGGCCGAGATCTTTGCGGGCGTGTTCGACCAGTTCGTGGGCAACTTCAGCGGGTTTACCACGGCGATTACCGGAGCCAGCGAAGTCTTTCAATTCGTGGCGAACGCCTTCACGGCCGTGACGGAATCGTTGCGGACGGTGTTCAATCTCTTTGAGACAATCGGCAATGGCATCATGCTGGCCATCGGCAAGCTGCTAGAAGAGGTTGGGGCGTGGGTGTCGGACGATCTCGCCCAAGTCGGTGCGGATCTTGCCAATCAAGCCTCGGCCGCGATGGCCCAGAACCAGCAGGAGTTCCTCGAGGCCGGGGCCAACTCCTTTCAGGCTGGCCTCAACGCCGTGGGCCTGGGCGAGGGCGAAACCTCGGCGGCCGAGCGTGGCAAGGGTGCCGCCACGGCCTACGTCCAAAAGTTCCGCGAGCAGGTGGAGGCCAGCCAACAGCCCGAGATCAAGGTGGCCACGAACCTTGAGACGACCGAAGAGCGGCTGAAGCAGTTCCTGACAACGGCCACCGATGGCGGCTCGGAGTTCCTGCGGCAGTCCGTGGAGACGCTCGACACCTTCCAGCGGATGGCGGCCGAGGGCGGACTGACGGCCGACCAGATCAAGATCATGGACGGCTTCATGGAAAACGTGAACGCCGAGCTCACCAAGGAAGTGAACCTGCGGCAGGAGGCCGCAGACGCCGCCGCACAGCAAGCCACGGCCGACGACAAGCGGATTGAAAGCCTGCTCAAGACCAGCGACGCCTCCAGCAAGCTGGAAGACGATCTCGCCGCCGTCGAGCGAAAGATCGAGGTCGTGCGGCAGGCGACCGACGCCGACGCCCAGGCCCGCCTCGGGCGGCTCACAGAACTCCGCGACAACCTCAAGGAGCAGCAGCAGGCCCTGGAGCAGGGCTTCGGCCAAGGCTTCCAGCAGGCGTTCGACAGTGCCGACCAGGCCGTGCAGCAAGCGATTGAGAAGGCCGGTGAGTTTGGCCAGGTCGGCAGCAAGGCGGCGCAGGATCTCGCCGCAGGCGTGGCCGCCGCCCAGGATCTCGCCAAGGACGGCCTGCTTACGAAGGAAGCCTTTAATGCGGAGATTGCCCGCCAGCAGGAGTTCTTTCAGCAGCGGCTCCAGCAAGAGCAGGTCGTGGCGAACGAGCGGCAGGCGGCGGCCCAGCGGGTCGAGGACTTCCTGCGGACCACGCTCGACGACCGGCAGCAGGCCGAGATGGAGGCCGCCGCGAAGTTGGAGGAACGCAAGAAGCAGGCCGCCCTCAACGTCACGGCGATAGAGGCGAAGCTCGAAGAGGAAAAGCGGAAGAACGAAGAGCAGCGTGGAAAAGGCAACATCCGTGACGCGCGGGCCAGCAGCGAGCGAATCCGGCAGCTAGAGCAAGCCCGCCGCCTCGAACAGGGCATCGTGGACGGCCGCGTTCAGGCCAACCGCCAGCAGGCCCAGCAGTTGCAGCAGGGCAACAGCGCCGCCCAGCAGTTTCAATCGCTCGTCGCCCGCCAGAACGACGCCTTCCTGCAAGGCTTCCAGAACGCCTACGCCGGGGCCAACGCCGCCTTGGCCCAGAGTGCCCGCGTCGCGGAGGAGCAGGCCCGCCGGATGGAGGCGCTGACGCGGCCCACGAACGCCACGGTAAACGTCGCTGACATTCGCACCGCCGAGGGGCAGGCGCTCGTGCAGGACGTTGCCGCACAGGCCCAAGACCCCGCGCTGATCGAGGCCCGGTTGCAGACGAAACTTCTGAACGCCATCGCATCGGGCATCACGGGTGCCGCCTCGAACTACTTCAACCAGCCGGTCGCAATCGTCGGCGCAGCACGTTTAGGGTGACGCATGAGCGTTGTATCGACGAAAGAACTGGCGCAGACGTTCGAGCGTGAGGTCGGCAAGCCCGCCATCGTCAAGCGTCGCTTCGTCTGCGTTCTCGCCGACGGCACGCTTCAAAACGACCCGGCGACGGAACTGGAAATCCTGGCCGCTGTCTTCAACACGACCACGGGGGTGATCGCGTCCTCTGTGATTTTCGGTGAGCCGCACCCACGGCTTGCAGCATGGAAACTCCGCAAGGTTTCCATCAACGAAGGCTTCGAGGGTTCGCCGTACCACGTCGAGGTGGTGCTTGAATACGGCACCGTGCGCGACGAGGAACTTCTTGCGCCCACATCGCGCCCCACCGTGTGGAGTTTTGAGGGCAGTAGCGGCGAGTTCCCGGCCCTGCGTTATTTCGACGGCAGCGGCAACGGCACCACCTACCCGCTGACGAACTCGGCATTCGACTTCTACCCAGGATTGATGACCACCGAGAGCGTGGTGCTGATGAAGGTCACGAAGAACTTTTCCGCGTTCCCATCGGGATGGTATGCGGCAAATAACAGCGTGAACGACGCCACCTACTTCGGCTGCGACGCCCACACGATCCGCGTGGCGGGCATCGACACCACCTACGAGTACGATGAGTTTGGCGGCGCGGTCGTGAAGTATTGGAAGGCGACGGCGACGCTGGCCTACCGCCAGAGCGGCCACAACCTACTGCTGCCAGATGTGGGCTACAACTTCCTCGACAGCGGGCAGAAGCGGCGGGCGATGGTGTTCGAC